AGATAAGGGAGAAAGACTTGGAACTAGTAAATCAAAATTTATGGAAAAATACTTTCATGGAGGCTTTAGACTTAATAATAGCTATACAATAGTTAATAGAAAAGCTAATGATAATGCTAGGGCTAAAATCTATGAGCAAATAAATGACATAGCTATAAGTATGGAATCTGTAAAACAGTTTGATTTGCCGGAGCGGCTAGATATTCCGTACGCTGTGCAGCTGAGCGAGCCTCATTTTCGGTCATATAGAAAGCTTCAAAAGCAGTTTGCTGTTGAGCTTGATAGAGGTGTTGTTGAGGCTTCAAATTCGGCCGTTTTGGTCGTGAAACTTCAACAGTATGCCAATGGCAGCATGTACTATGAGGATGGGACCAGTCAGCAAATTCACGATTTTAAGGTCGAGGCTCTAAATGAGCTTATTGCTGGGCTTGATGACAATTGCCTTATCTGCTATTGGTTTCAACAGGATAAGGAAATTTTGTTAAGGCAGTGTGATTGGGCCGAGGAATTCGATTTGGATAGTTGGAATAAAAGGCAGCAAAAAGTCGCTCTCATACACCCTCAAAGTCATGGATATGGCTTGAATTTGCAGGAAGGTGGGTCTGTGATTATCTGGTATGCGCCAATATTTAGTAGTGAGTTATATCAACAGATGGTCGCTAGATTGCACAGGCAGGGCCAAAAAAGTGTAGTTAGGAACTACATATTGGTCATGGAAAGAACTATTGATACACATATTTATGATGTGCTAAATGGTAAGATAGATGAACAGGACTTATTAATGAAAGCCTTAGATTATGAAAATATACCTGAAGTTGATATGGGTTATAATAGAAAATCAGAATTTAAATTAGATGATCCCTTGGATGATTTTAATTGACTATAAATATTAAAGGTGGTAGACTTAAGTTATCACTTATAAAAACGTATTAAAAACTTTTAAATCCTTTCTTTAAAAAAGTCACCGGTTTCATAGTCCGGTGACTTTTGTTGGTTTTGAATATAAATGCCAGTATAAGCGGGTTTTCTTATACTGGCATTTATATGTCCCAGGGGGTTTGGGGGTGGGTTTCCCCCAAGGGGTTAAAAGTTTTTGGTTCTTCTATATGCTTGATATATAGTTAGTCTAAAAGCCTTATTATTTAGCATTTTAGCGAGGTCCATTTTGTATAACTCGCTAAATAAAATTTCATCCTCCTTTATTCCGTATTTTTTTTGAAAATGTTTGGTTCCTGGTTCACAATTACCAGCCTCTATTGAATCCTTAAAACATAGATAACTATCTGGGTTTTTCTTTATGTAATCTAAGCATTTTTCAGGTGAATATGAGCTTTCGGATGTTCTTTTCATAACATATAACTTTTTATGCAGTCCTTCGGCTACTTTTTTAAAGTTTATTTTATCGTATATTGAGTATGTTGTTTCATACTCGTACCAATTGTTTTCAAAGTCGTTGTATAGGGCAACGACCTCGTTAGAAAACTGGTTTCTGCGTTGTACAATAATTAAATCTTTTCTTTTGTATTTTAATTTTGTAGATGCATAGCCCTGATATGCAAGACATCCTATGATGCTATTGCTAAATACTATGGTATTTAGATGGTCAATTACGACTGTTTCTTCGCATACTTCATGTATATGTATACGGTCAAAAAAATCAGATAACTTGTATTTATGTTCTTCTTGTACCTGGTAATAAGGGCTAACGAGCCTTTTCAGGTCCAGTCCTTTATAGTCACCAGTTACACGAACAGTACTTGTTATTGGCTGCATCTTATTATATTGATCATCATAGTTATACATTTTAAAATCGTATGAGCTATAATCGCCTTCTCGATTGCCAAATAGTAGCAGGTCTAGTTGATATTTAGATACGTCCCAGCATCCGCCTTCGCCTTTTTTCAGGTCGGAAATTATATAGCCATAATTTGATTTTATTATTAATTTATCGGGCTTTTCTGGGCTTACAATTTTATAATTTCGTGTTATCATTGCCTTGGTTGACATTGATGTGTCTACCAATTGATACATTAAGTTATCATAGTTATAATATCCTATGATAATAAGGTGTCTTGTTTCTTGTATTTTGTATACCGAGGTTAGCCCAGTTAAAGATGTATACATTGTTTTAGTACCATATAGGCTACCGGCCACAATGTATATTGGAAATATTTTTTGTTTTACTATGTCTAATACATAGTATTCTTCTTTTGGGTTTACCCGGATTGTAAGAGGTTTTCTTCCCTCTATTTTATAGTTAATGCGTTCGATTTCGTTGGCTTCCATAATTTTTAAATCCTCCTGGCCTTCTGGCCTTTTTTATTGTGGGCCCTATTGGCCCGATTTCTCCCACGACCTTTGAAAGTTATGGGAAAATAAACTTTATAATCCGTTTTTTATGCGCTCAAGTTCGAGCTATAAGATTTGATATTTTGTTTCATTATTGCTGCTAATTCATTTTGGTTAGAGGCTGTGTAGTATTTTACAAGTCGTTTTAGTAAGTTTATAATGAATCCGCTTTTTTTAGCTGCAAATATTTCAACCCTTTTTTTGGTGCCATAAATTGCTAGTGATTTATTATTATTTTTGTCCCTTGTAAAAAATAGACAGTCAAGTCTATATTTATCTCGGTATCTGTGTAATATTCTTGATAATCCAATGTCGGTACTATACATATCACATTCCATATTAATGTATTTGTCCATAATTTTAAATCCTCCTTTTTTCTGGGCCTTATTGGCCCGATTTCTCCCAAGACCTTTGAAAGTCAGGGGAAAATAAACTTTATAATCCGTTTTTTATGCGCTCAAGTTCGAGATCATAAACTCTCTTTGCATCCTCAAGAGCTTTTACCCTTAAGGAATACATATTAATTACTGTATAATTTATGGAAATTTGGTTGCTTTCGTTATATGCCATTTGAGATTTGACAACCATGTATAAGCTACCATATTTATTGGTAGTTTTTATTACACTTATTAGTATGTCTTGGCCAGGGGAATAGTTCCCCATCTTCAATACTTTTAGGCTTGCATCGCCTCTTGATAAGGTATTTACAAGCGGCATGTTAAGTCTTTTTTGTGCTTCTATATAAGCATCCATAATTTTATAATCCTCCTTTTATTTGGGCCTTGATGGCCCGATTTTCCTCACGACCTTTGAAAGTCATGGGGAAATAAACTCTAAAGTATATAAGCGGCCTTTATATGGCCATTTTTTTGCCTAATGGCAATTTCGGGGGAATCCTTGTGATTTATATAGGCCACATAATCATAGCCACGATCTGTTGACTCCAAAACTATCACCTCGGTTTCCCCATGGTAGTGATAGTTTTCAAACACCTCAGATATGTTGTCCTGGATTTCTCCAGGGATCAACTCTGTTCCCACTAAATTTTCTACTACCTGTTGTATTGTTGGATGTGTGAAATCTAATACTATATAGGTTCCCGAATAGTGTTCCTTAAGGCTGCAAGTATAGCCTATTTCTTCTAATAATTCTATATAGTTGTCTATAGAATTATGTTCCAGATCATCAGTATTACATTTTTTAGTTTCCTGTAGATTTGTTAACAAATATTCCCATTCTTTTTGTGCTTTTTTTCTCATTTTTAAATCCTCCTTTTTTGGACCTATTGGCCCGATTTTCCTCACGACCTTTGAAAGTCATGGGGAAATAAACTATTTTAGTAATCCACATAGTTTTTGATAATCTCGGTCACCACTACAATATAGATTACTTTTAAAGTATTCTTCTATGCTAACAAATGTTGTACATATGTAAGGTTCTTCTATTGTCTCGGTTTCAAGTTCTTCCGATGACAATATGGCTATAATTGTACACTCTTTTTCGTATACCCTTCTATGTATACAATGAGCTTTTTTGTTTGTGTCCATAATTTTAAATCCTCCTTTTTCTGGGCCTTGATGGCCCGATAGTCAGGTATCCGATAAAGGTATACATGACTTAAACTTAGCAGTCGTGCGGTATTGGGTATAATATTATATATTTTTCATCTTTTGACCAATCTAAGGCATGGTCAAAGCCTTTAAATATGTGCTTTTGTATTCCATATATTAGGTTTTGGGCCTCTTCAAGGCTCTTTGATCCGAGATATTCGGATTGATGCCGGGGTATCAATAGGGCCTCGTTGTTTTCAGTGTATATATAATACACCGAATTCTTAAAGTATTCCCTAATTTCAAGTTTCATACTTCTGTTGAACTTGCAATTTGGTCCTTCTTTGATTTCTTTTACGAATTCACTCATTTTTTTCATTTTTAAATCCTCCTTTTTTGGGCCTTGATGGCCCGATTTTCCCTATAACATTTGACTGTCATGGGGAAATAAACTATTAGAATTATTCATTATAATACTGTTTTTCATACCCTGATATACTACTAGGGGTAGCTATAAAAAATATGTCCTTAACACCATCATAGATGATGGTATTTTTATACAAGTGGGAATGTATCCACTTATAGTGCTTAAATTCGATTATTGTATAGTCTATATTTAGCCAATAGGCCGCCCATAAGAGTTTAAGTTTTGGCAGATCATCAATTTTATATAGTAAAGGTCCTTCAATAGCATGTAGGGCCCAATATTTTACATTTATTTCAAAAATCTCATTTTTAGTGTTTATTTCTTCTATCAATACTAAGGCCCTGTGTATGGGATCGCCACATTTTTTAGATAATAGCTTTATTAGCTTTTTCTTTTCAAGTTCTATAGGTTCCATTTTTAAATCCTCCTTTTTTGGGCCTTGATGGCCCGATTTCCCCCACGACCTTTGAAAGTTATGGGGAAATAAACTAATTTATAGATAATATATGTATGTCGGCAGGTCTGCATAGATATTTTTAGCTACTGCCGTTTTGATAATCGTGTTTTCTACTATTAGCATCCATAAACTGGGGGCTTTTACGTGGTCAGCCTGTATTGTGTATGTATAGCCTCCCACTTGTGAATATCCTGTTATCAGGGTATTTATACCCTCATATTGATATTCATAGTTTTTGAATAACTCAAAAGCTTTTTCAAATTTATTATCGGAATTTTCGACAACTTTAATTCCGATCAGTCTTTTAGCTATTTTTTGGGCCTGTGTTATGGCAACCATCTTTTTCATAATTTTAAATCCTCCTTTTATTTTGGGTATCAAGTACCCAGATAGTCACTCAAGCCTGTGAGGGCCTGTGTGACTTAAACTATTATACTATTTTGAATAATGTGTTGCCTACCGGATTTCGACACAGTACGCAAGGTACATAATTTGAGCAAATATCAATATATTGGCTTTTGTTATGTGTAAAGCTTCTATCTTTATAAGCTGTATACTTTAATATCTGTTTGTCAATTATTGGCTTTTTTGATAACCAGTCAGATTTTTCATAGTTTGTTAAATACTCGATTGCTCGTTTTGTTACCGATAGGGCTTGATTTTGTTCTATGTATAAATTTGGTCTTGGTGCGTGGTGTTGCTCAAATAGTCTAACGGTTCGCCCTCTTAGGTCTGTATAGGCAGTTAGGACATAACGGCCGTTATAATGTTGCTCACATTCTACTGTTATATAACCGTAGTATAAATCGTTTTCGATAGTCTTATAATATTTGTATCCTTGTTTGTCAGTGCCTTGATGTAATGGGCCCGTTACAATCACGCCTTCATAATTTAAGGCCTGATATCTTAGTACACCATCGTCATTATTTGTCATTTCCTTCACTTCTATTTGCATAGTTTTATCTGTTTCCATAATTTTAAATCCTCCTTTTTCTATGGGCCTTGATGGCCCATGATAGCCACACGGCCGGCCTGTGAGGGCTCGTGTGACTTAACTATTATAACTTATTGTCATTCTTTCCAAATTCTGACAATTCAAAATTTGGCAGGTCTGCAATTGTACCTATAGTGAATATTTTTTGTTCATGATCATATATGACTGTATTGTCATATGGATCAGTTTCTATATAGGTAATATGGCCATACCTTTCAATACTATGGGCCTTCATATCAAGCCATTTAGCCGCCCATAGCATTTTTACATGTGAAGAACACGACCAGTTATGTAATTGCGGGCCTTTTAATGAATACATGGACCAGTATGTAAAACGTTCTTTAGTGTCTGCATCTGATAAGTTCAGATCATCGAGTAGCATTCTTGCTATTCTATGTGGATCACTCCACACGTTAGTAAGTAAGTTAGTTAATTTATCAAGTTCATCAATGTTAATGTATACCTTAGATATAGTTTTATTAGTTTTAGTTTCCATTTTTTAAATCCTCCTTTTATTGTGGGTATCAAGTACCCAGATAGCCACACGGCCGGCCTGTGAGGGCTCGTGTGACTTAAACTAATTAATACGTTCCTGTTAGCCTTTTTAGGTATCTTTTATCATAGACGTTTATGTAGTATAAATCATCTATTTTAACTACCTCGATAAGCAATTTTAGTCGTGTGTAATATGAATCGCTTTTATAAATACCTAATAAATTAGGCGTTATAAGATAAGTTCCCATATTATCGTTTCTTAATGCTATAAAACATGGTGTATCGTCCTGAACACTTAAGTCTATATGTAAATCGGTACTTAGATACCAATCATGTACACCAGACTTGTATACCAATCTTCTTAAGGTTTTAAAAGCTTCTTTCTTAGTTAAAGCCTTTAGAATCAAGTTTTTTACAGCCATGTCTTTATTTTTCATAGTAATCATAATTAAATCCCCCTTTAATTCCACCCTATACGGGTGTATAACAGTTAGCCGGGTAATGGGCCCGGGTAATTTCCTCAATTCTAACCACACATAGTTTGTTGTATCACTGTTATAACACAGTACACAACGTGTACTTCAAAAAGGAGGAGGATTTTTATTCAGTTGTCACGGTACTTGTAGGGCTGCTACGCCCATTAAGTCACATAGTATCAAGGTTTACATGTAGTTGTCCAGTTGTCCCGGCTTGACCGGGTGCCATTGACCTAGCATTTAGGCGTTAACCACGGTATAGGTATACCAGTAATACATTGTGGTATTAGGCTACCACTGAGGTACGAGTGTACCAAATAAGATAAAACACCGTGATAACTGAGTATCACACGACATGATTTAATACAATCACGGTAACCGCCTACCGTGTAGCTTGACCGACTTACTACTCTATCAGTATATACCACGTTAATTATCTTGTCAATACTTTTTTTAAAAAAACTTTTTTTCATCGGCTACACTTCACTAATATACAGTGATACGAGGTATAAAAAACTTTTAAAATAATAATAAATATCATCAACAAATCAGTGTTTATAATAGTTGTACCACTTCTTTCATATAAGCGATATAAAATAATAATAAATATCCTTGACAAATCAGTATACATCATGGTTGTATCACTTCTTTCATATAAGCGATATAAACAACTGTGATTAATACCTTCCATTAAAAAGTTAAAATACTTGTATCCATTGGTATCACAATAACACAGAATATTATCCATATTTTTCCTTTTAATTCAATAAATTATGATCCTGTTATAAGTTATTTATAATGTAGTATATCACTGCATTTTAGCCATTTCAGGGCATTTTATCTTATATTTATCCTATATTCATATTGTTAACATAAATATAAATAAATAAAGTTATTTTTCTGTTAACATGGCCGTATGGCCATGGCCCGGATACCCTATAACGCCCTAAAATCCATACTTAACCTATTTTAATTATACAAAACAAATATTTTGTATAATTAGATATAAACCATGTAATACAGTGATAGACTGGTATATAGGTTATTTCAGTATATAACATGTATAATGTATAGCCAATTGATATTATCCTACTGAGATCATGCATACATACTACTATAACACACTGTTTATCATGCTTGTAGCCCGTTAGGGCCAGTTACTTCCTATATAGCATACTATGTGTATCCCATAATTTTATATACATAGTATATGTATACATTTTTAACAATATATGTATGTTGTATAGTACATATGGCTATTTATTACGTATGTTTTTACCTAGACTGTCAATATATGGTAGTCGAGGGCACCACCCCGGATTTCGTGGGTCCCATACATACCGGGGCCCCTGCATGTTGGCCCATGCCTCCTAAAAATTTTTTGGTATTAAAACCAACCCCCAACCTCAATTGGTAATAAATGTAAACACAAACCAATTGCAGTTAGCAAGGTTAGTATAAATCTCCCGTTCCTCAGTTAGAACCATAACCCACTGGTACCAAAATTTAAAATATTTCCCAAAAAAATTTTTTCTTTACAGTTATGAGACTTTCATGTAACCTAGATGCATGATTTTTAAAATTTTAAAATTTTTAAAGGGGTGTGATAACAGTATGCTACTAATAGCAACAATATTAATATTAGTAGTTGCCCTTAGTTGGATTATATATTCAACTGAACGGGAAAAATCAAACAATGACAAGCTTCGAGTAATCGAAGTCTGGGTAAAAATCCTTGAAATCCAGTGGAGATTTGCAGATAATGCAACTGCTGATGTAAGGAAATTATATCCAGAGCTAAGGTATCTAGCACCAGCAGAGTTGCGAGAAACAAAACAATGGAAGCTGTACTATGAATCCGAGGCAATGTATTTTAACTCCGAATTGCAGGATGTCCATAACTTTAAGGACTTGACACAATTCATAGCTGCACTTCAAAAAGGAAATCTAAATGTTAAGGGATAAGATAGGGATAAGGGAGGGTGAAGAACTGTGACAACTGAAAAATCAGAAAAGGAACAATTTAATAAACTAGAGCTGGAACTGGAAAATGTAATTGAAAATGAATTGGAACATGAAATTGATCTACTAAGAGAATTAACCTTAGTACTAACACCAGGAGAAAAGTTGTGCCTGGTAAATGAACTAATATTAAGATTTGAAAGGTGTGAAAATCAAAATTACACCTATATAACAAATCTTAATAGTATATTTAAGAAGCTAACTGGTGAGGATGCCCAGGACTACTTAACTTATTTAGCCACATATATACATAAAAACAAAGGAGAATAAGGATGGAGTGTAAAAACTGTGAATATGTAAGAACAAATCATGAAGGATGTGCCGATTGTCGGTACAAAAAGGTACAAGATTTTAAAGAAAAACTTAAAAATATAATGGATGATTCAGATTTAGGAGGCGCAATTAGACTTCCGGTATCACTAATACACGAATTTTTAATGAACATTGTATATGTATTCTCAAACAGTGCTGTTGATATAGCACAAGGTGTAGGAGACGCTGTTAAAGAATGCTATCTGGAAGAAATAACTGAGCTAAAAAAACAACATGCACAAGAACTGAAGGACCTAAAAATAAAAATGGGGGATAAAACTAATGGATGAAGCCAGAATGAAAGAAATTAGGCAGAAATTAAGGCAAGCAGGGATCACAGATACAATTGAAGTAGAAGAATTAGTAAATGAAGAGAATCAAATTAAGCGTAGAATGGATGCCTTTGATAAAGAACTATTGGAGTTATTAAGGATTCATGGTATACATGAAATGACCATGATACCAAATAATATTATGCAGAATTATTTATCCAGGTCCATGTACAACTTCGTGGCTAACTGTTCAGAAGTTGTTGAAGTTATGGAAGAAGAATTAAAGAATTTATGTAAAAAATCCATAGATGAATTTCAAGAATCCATTAGGAGATGTAAAAATGGAGATACTGATAAAAATAACTGATTTATGGCATTGGTTTAACCAACACTTTATATTAATACTACTATTAGTGTTCATAATAGTAGTAGTGTGCGAAGACCTTGCAAAAAGGATAACAAAACTTAGGGGGTACAAAGATGGAAGAAATGGAAATAAAAAAGACTAGAAGCTATGATAAATTCAAGCACTTTAAGCAGAATAGAAAATTGCTTAAATCAAATCTTAAGAAGTTAATACTATCAATTAGTAAGAATGATTTGGCTGTGCCAATAATAGTGGCACGACCAAATGAGGAAGGTTATATGTTGGTCATTGATGGCCAGCATACATTAGAAGCTAGAAAACAGTTATCCAAGGATGTTTATTATTATATTCTTCCTGGACCTGAGAACCAGGAAGAGTATAGAGTGCATTGCATAAATGCACTTAGAATACTGAATGAAACTAACAAAGCCTGGACGTTTTGGGATTTTGTTAACTTCTACGCCTCGGAAGGTGTAAAATCATACATTCAGATTTTACAACTAAGAAGAGATTATCCCAGTATAACAACAGGTATAATGTATAGTAAAATATACAGGGGAAATTTCGCCTGGGATGGCGATAGAGCCACAGGAGAATCGATTCTAAAATCTGGTAGACTTGCCGAATCAGATTATCCTCTGGCACAAAAAAGATGCCAGATGATAGATGATTATAAATTTATCTATTCTTATAGGCAACAAACTTGTAAAGAGGCATTGCTTAGGATGATAATGCATCCTAAGTATGACCATGAGTATACGCTTTCGAGATTCAAGTATTATAAGGACATTATAGTACACAGAGCCTATGTGCGTGACTATCTACTATTATTTTCAACAGTACACAATAAAGGAAACAGTAGAAATATTGTGTACTTTGATGAGGTCTTGCTAGATCAATATAGGAGGAAATAATGAAAATTTTAATACAAATATTGGTAGTTATGAGCACGATATCAATAACAATGTCTATAATAAATTTGTATCGGGGACAAGGACCTAGAACTATGTACATATCTCTAGTAATAATAGGAATCTTTGATCTGATAGTACTATATTTTTTATATGGACATTATAGGGAACAATAAAGGAGGAAATAAAATGAAAATTATAATGCCAATATTGGCAGTAACAAGTGTAGCATCAATAATGGTGGCCACCATAAGATTGTTTTTAGGACAGGGACTTAGAGCTATGTATATAGCTCTAGTGATAATAGGAATCTTTGACTTAGTTCTAATATATATACTATATAGAAAGTATACATTGGAACAATTTAAAGAAATAGACTTTGAAATCGACAGAATTACAGATACACATTTCTGTGGATACTGTAATCAAGAAAGAGAAGTTCACCTAGAAGATGGCTATAGAATAGTATTCTACCAGGATTCTAGTGGCAAGATTCATGATAGGACTATTCCAATAAAATTAGCATACTGCGATACATGCAATTTTTATGTACGAGTAAACGAGCTAGCCGACAAAACAAATGCAGATATCAACAGAACATATGCCGAATTGGAAAAAAAATACAAGACTAAAGGAGAGTTAACGAAATAAAAAAGGCCTCTGGTAAACCCAGAGGTTAGCAATTTTTCGGAATTTTCCATCACATAATAGTAACATAGTTATTGTAGCACATTAATAAATAATGCGCTACAATATTTTTATTTTTGGGTACAAAAAAGGTACCCCCCTATACGAGTACCTTTTTTCAACCTATAACCTATAATCTTTACCAACAACATGCTATACACAGTATAACATACACAATAAAAAAGTCAAGCAAAATTTTAAAAATTATGCCATCCGATAAAAAGCCGAAAGTACAAATCCCCTGCTAGCGCAAAAAAATATTTTTTAAATTAATAATTTATCTATTGCGCCTAAAAAATCCGTATGATACACTTGTATTGTAGAAAATTTTTTCATGTTTTCTACTCCCTAGAATTAAAATCAAAATCATTATTAAATATGCAAGATTATCCTTTTTCTTGCATATGCGGAAGTAGCTTAAACGGTAGAGCAGGTGGCACAAAGACTGCCTTTGTCCGGGTTCAACTCCTGGTTTCCGCTTTGAACCAAAAACATGATGTTAAGTATAGATAAGGGAGGCTTGCCCTCCCTATTCAAAGGGAGTGACACTGTGAATACTGATTTACAAAATAGACTAAAGAGTTCTATAATGTGGGTGGGTATCATAGCATATGTCATAGAAATTTTGAACCTGTGGCATGTGGATGATCCAAGAATAAAGGGTACACTTACAGCTGTACTTTCAATTCTGATTCTATTGGGAGTTGTAAACAATCCAACAGATAAATACAATCTATAAGGTGGTGATATAATGGCAAAACTATATTTGTCAGCATCGACCCAGGAAAATAATATAGGTGTCAATGATTATGGCACCGAAGAAAATAACATGCATGACCTTAGAAATGCCGTTAAGAGTCATCTTTTTAACACCTACATTGTTAAAAATTTAACAATATACTCAAATCAAAGTAAGAGTATTACTTTACAAGAGATTGTCAAACACTCTAATGATTCTAAGTCAGATTTACATCTAGCTTTTCATACTAATGCAGGTGTAAAGAATATAAGGGGATGTGAAGTCTACTACCATGGTACTAATAAAGAAGGTAGAGAGTTTGCTACTAAGTTATATAATGCTATAAGTGAGTTAACACCAACAGAGGACAGAGGTGTTAGGTCTGATTTTGAGTTATACAAAGAAGGCTTATATGAACTTAAGTATACTACAGCTATGGCAGTTCTTATTGAGTTTGTATACCACACTAATGCAGAAGATGTAGCCTGGTTTAAAAATAATTTTGATAATATAGTTAAGGCTGTAGCTCGTGTTATAGCTGAATATTTTGGATACAAACCTAAAAAGAATTATTCTCAGATATTAAAAGAAGTTTCTATATACTCAAAAGTCTGGGAGAAGTTTATTGCAGATAATCCGGATTTTAATTTAAAAGAACTTATAGAAACTTTATACTATACGACACCGGGGTGATATAAATGGCTAAAGAAAAATTTAGGCCCCTACCAGTTAATGTTGTACACGACTTAGTAGACACCTATGCCACACGGATTGAGCCCTATTTAGAAGATATATCAGAGTGGCGCAGTAATGGCATGACAATTGTAGCCATAGCTAAAAAGTTAGGTATGAAATATCCAGAATTTGGAAAGGCAATTAAGGAACATATTGAGCTACAAAAAGTGGTTGCTGATGCCAATTATGTAATGGCTCTTAGTTTAGAGGATACTCTACTTAAAGAAGCTAAGGGATATAAATACACTACACAGCAAGAAAGTACTATATATGATAGTGATGGTAATATAACTGGTAAAAAAGTAGTCAAGAATAGGTTATATAAGGCCCCAAATACTGAATTGCTATTAAAGATACTTACTGTAAGCAATCCTTCTAAATGGGATGAAAAGGCTAAACCACCAGAAGCTATAGAAGTTGGTATGTCAGCAGAGTTGGAAGACTATGCCGGCTAAGGTATTACTAAAGGGCCATCCTAATAAAAAACAGATATTATTTTTTAAGGCCCGAACTAAGTATATAGCTTATGGAGGTTCCAGAGGTGGGGGAAAATCCTGGGCTGTAAGAAGAAAAGCAAGCCTATTATGTCTTAAGTACTCGAATCTTAAAGTACTATTACTTAGAAGAACTTTTCCAGAACTAGAAGCAAATCATATATTACCATTGAAACTAGAATTAAATAAATTGGCTACATATTCAGTATCAAAGAAACAATTTTCATTCCCAAATGGGAGCGTTTTAAAACTTGGATATTGTAAAAATGAAAATGATGTAGATCAATATCAAGGCCAAGAGCATGATGTTATATTTTTTGAAGAAGCAACTTTATTTTCAGAAGGACAATTAGTAATTATATCTACTTGTTTAAGAAATGTGAGAACTGATTTTTCGCCTAGAATTTACTATACATGTAATCCTGGTGGAATAGGTCATTCATATATAAAACGACTATTTATTGACAAAGAATATGAGGGGGATGAAAATCCAGATGATTATACCTTCATTCCGGCATCAGTTTTTGATAATGAAATACTGATGAAGAATGATCCTACATATATAAGTTTGCTTAATAATCTTCCTGAGGACCTAAGAAGAGCGCATCGTGATGGTGACTGGGATGCCTTATCTGGACAATTCTTTAAGGAATTCAAGAGAGAAACACATGTAATAGAACCATTTGTTATTCCTGATAGATGGCTTAAATATGTAGCCATAGATTATGGCCTTGACTGTACAGCAGCATATTGGATAGCGGCAGATGCCGATGGATACTGCTATGTGTATAAGGAATTGTGGATGAAGAACCTCATCATATCAGAAGCAGCAAGACATATTTTAGAATTGAGTAAGGGCGAAGACATAAAGTATTATTATGTTCCACCTGACCTAATGTCTAAAAGACAAGAAACAGGAAAGTCAGCTATAACCATATTCCAAGAAAACGGAATTGTGGCTATTATAACTAGGTCAAACCGACACGCTGGATGGCTAGCTACAAGGGAGATGTTGAAAATTAGAACTAAGGGTATAAATGATGGCATAGCTGAGGGTAAACCAATGCTTAGCATATTTAATAATTGTACCAAATTAATTAAGCATTTGCCAATGATACAAAGATCAGATAGGGACCCTAATGATATATCACTAGAACCACATGACTTAACGCATAGTGTAGATGCACTAAGATACTTTTGTGTAACTTATCTAAGTAAACCAGAAGTTGAGAAGCAAGAAATACATGGAACATATACTTATGGTGAATTGATGTTTAAGGGATATTCAAAGGTAGCAATTGATAGAATGGCAAATAGAGGAATGATTAAATTAATTTAAGGATGGACCTACATATGAAATTAGGAAAGATGTTATTTTTAGATGATCCTACAATAGATAAAAAGTTCTTTACACACTATATAGTTAATAATGACGAGAAAGCACCTGTAAGATATATTTATACACATCTTACAACTATTAACTATGAAGATTATCCAGGCTTAGAAGTGATTATATGCCCTTGTACAGGCATTGAGCATCTTAAGCCTATTCCTCAGGGAGTAGAACTTATATATCTTAATGATGGTAGATGGCTATATGATCAAGTAGTGTCTACTGTTGAATATAATATATATTCTATTATGAGACTTATGTTTCGTAATAGGGATCAATTAGCAGGATCAACCATAGGCTTTATAGGTTATGGACGAGTAGCACAAAAAATAGCTAATATGTTAGAAGGTTTTGATATAGATATATTATATATTGACCAGGTAGAGCCAATATATAATCCATTACAATTAGCTACAAAAACTACTACTGAGTATATATTTAGAAACTGCGATATCATTTCTATACAGCTTTCAGAAAATGAAAGCACCAAAGATTTTATAAACTGTGAACACTTTGACTTTATAAGAGAAAGACTTAAATATTATGGCTCAAAGCCATATTTTGTAAATACCGCTAGGTCTTCAATAGTAAATGGAGAAGCTCTATTAAGAGCTATAGAAGATGATCTATTTTCAGGTATCCTTCTGGATGTTATGGAAAGCTATCCAAGAGAGCTACAGAATAAAATAAAATCAGCCAAAAATGATAATTTAATTATATCTGGACATGTAGCTGGTAAGAGTCATAACTCAAGACTATTAACAGATAATTTTGTAATGCTTCAATTTAGAAGGTTACTAAAGGAAAAGGGGAAAGAAAAATGGGAGATGTAAGAGATTTATATGCAAGCAAAGAAGAAACAGAAATGCCAATTCCACCACTTATGCAGATGAAGATTTTTAGTCTTAAACAGTACAATACTATTTTGGAGTGGGAAACGGATTTAAATGCCTATATAAAAGATTTGCAAGTTAGGGGAATACCTAACCAAGTTACTTGTGTACCTAATCAAGTATTTGTACTATATGCAGTAATGGAAAGAGGATCATAATGACTAAACTAATAATGGATTGCTGTTGTAATCATCTTAACATGAAAGAGCTTATCTTAAGAATGATTGAGGCAGCAGCCCAAAATGGAGCAGAATATGTAAAATTTCAGCTGTTTAATGCTGATAAATTAAATCCCGAATATCCAAATTATGAGGCACAAAAGGCAATCATGAAATCTATGATGCTATCGAAGAAGAGTCTATATGCAATACTAGAAGAGTGTGAGGCTCAATTGATAAAACCAATGTTTACTATATTTACAGATGACAGGATAGATTTTTTAAAGAGTACTGTAAGTTCGTATTACAAGGGTTTATATAATGGCTCTTATGCTATAAAAATTGCAAGCCCAGATTTATCAAGTGTTGATTTTGTTACTAGGGTTATAGAGGCTTTTAAGTATCAAGACATATTTATAAGTACAGGTATGCATACAAAAGAAGAAGTTGAAAAATATGTTAATTTATATAAAAACTTAAATAAAGATATAAAGATATTGTATTGTGTATCGAAGTACCCAACACTACCAGAAGACATTGATATTAGTGCAGCCTTAGCAGTAGATGGTTTTTCAGACCATACTATAGGCATAGGTCAAACTAAAGATGTTATAAGGCTAGTAAAAGAATTTGAGACCTACTATATTGAAAAGCATTTTACATTATCTAGGTCTTTACCAGGTAAAGATCAAGTTGTATCAATAGAACCTAGAGAACTGCTGCAACTAAAACAAGAAATCGATTATTATAAGAATTCAGATAACTATAAAAAGAGGTGGGTTCATGATTAAAGATATAAAAGAACTTAAAAAGTCAGATAGAGTATGTATTGTAGGCTGTGCGCCAAGTTGGGTTGAAGCCTTTAATGTCCCAGAGGGATTTGAAATAGATATGTGGGGAATCAATGAACTATACATAGCGGTTAATAACAAAAAACTACCTATGAGTGTATTTACTGGATGGTTTGAAATACACAATATTAAAGAATCACCGAGTAAACAGGTTCCTGCGCATCAAAAGTTTTTAAAAGAACTTAAGATTCCGCTTATAACACAACAGCATTGGGAAGATTATCCAGAAAGCTTTCCATATCCAAGGCCAGAAGTAAAAGAATATGTGAATGCTAATTTTATAATGGAAGCTGGTGGAGCAGGTTTTGGGGATTATTCCAATCAGATAGCTTGGATGATAGCTTTAGCCATATATTTAGATTATAAAGAAATATGGGTATATGGTGTTGATATGGCTCAAACAGATGAATATGCATTTCAAAGAGCATCATGTCAATTCTTCCTAGGTATGGCAGCAGGAAGGGGCATAAGGGTAAAAGTTCCTGATACTTGCCAGTTATTAAAAGCTAAAAGGGATTATGGATTTGCTACTGATAATTCAAACAGATTTAAAGCCAAGGATTTAGCTAAACATAACAAGGATCAAGCCCATCAGATGATGTTAAGGTCTGCTGAAATTGACTATTATTGTGAAAAACTTAACAAAGATAAGACAGAAACCAACATCTTATTCGACTTCATGAGAATTAATATAGAGCGAGAAATACTTGGATATGAGTATCAATTAGAAGCTTACAAGGCTGTTATGGCTTTTATAAATACACTTCCAAGCACACCAGATATTATGGCACATAAAGCAAAGATAGCTCAAGATACTGTATTAAAAGAAGATCAGGTTGGAAAATCAATAGCCATGCTAAAAGAAAAACTTAAAAAAGAAGAAGAAATAAATAACCTTAAGAATAGAGACCTGATAGTTAATATCCAGATATTACAAGATGAGAAAAAAGGAATAGTAAATAATAGGGCGCAACTTAGCGGCTGGGTGCAGTGCATAGACCATTTCATGGGTAACAATTTACTGTGAAAACCATATATGTTTTTATAGGCTCAAGAGCTAATCTTGGAAGATTAACATCTCTAGTAAACAGGTTAAAAGCTGATAAGGATATTAATGTAAAACTTATAACTGGTAGTTATAATGTTAAGGCATTTCCACCAGAAGACGTGGAATTTAGTATAGATGGTCTATTGTATCATGATACAGATAACAATATGGCCCAAACAGTAGCCATAATGACCAGCAATTTATCAAACTATCTATCACAGCACCGCCCAGATGCCGCAATAGTACACGCTGATAGATATGAGAATCTAGCTTTTGCAATAGCATGTAGCTATAATAATATACCTTTGATTCATACTGAGGGCGGCGAAGTGTCGGGTAATATAGATAACAAAGTGAGAAATGCTATTAGCTCTTTAGCTGACTATCATTTAGTGGCTACAGAAAGAGCCAAACATAGATTATCTAAAATGTATACTAATGTATATAATGTCGGCTCGCCTGCAATAGACTATGTTACTAGCATTGAAGCAGGACTTGAATATCCATTATGTCTAACGCATTTTATACTGGTGTTATACCATCCTTGTAAAGAGGATGATTATATAGAATTTATAGAAGCAGTTAAAGAATTATCAAAAATCGATAAAATAGTGTGGATTAATCCAAATGCCGATCCTGGAAATATAGCATTGCTTAGAAAGATAAGGAGATTAAAAAATATAGATTTCTTAGTTAATCTTCAACCAGAAGTATATTATAACTATCTTTATAACTGCACTTTACTATTAGGTAATACCTCCTCGGGTATCAAAGAGGGTGGGTATTTGGGTGTTCCATACGTACTTGTCGGTGACAGACAAAAGCATAGAGAAGTCGCAGCTAATGTAATAAGAGTTGGATGCCATAAAGATATGATTACAAAAACTGTGAATACTATATCAGTAGGTAGATTTAAAAAGACGGTGATGTTTGGGTCTGGAAAGGCCTCAGAAAAAATGCATAAAATAATAAAGGGGATACTAAATGATTAATTTATTTATAGTAGGATGTGGAGAAGTAGGCAATGCACTGGCTGAATTTTTTAAATACAAGGTTAAGATACATAAAATAGATTTAGACTTAAAACCTAATGTCTATGTTAATGCCGATGATGTAAAGATACTGGCTATTTGTTATCCCTATACAGAAGATTTTGTGAATAATACAATAAACTATCAAATAGATATTGTTCCAGATGTAACACTTATATTTTCAACCGTGCCTATTGGTACTACACGTCAAATACCAAAGGCAATACATATACCCATAGAGGGTAGGCATCCTAATTTTGATTTCATAAACATGACTTGGCATTTAGGTCTTGGAACTAACTGTAATGGGCATATCTATAGTTTATTATGCGGCGCAGGTATTGATTATAAGTCTATACATACTTATGATAATCCAAGTATAACAGAGGCTATGAAATTGCTATCTACACTTAATTATGGTGTAAATATAGAATTTGAAAGATTTGTTGCAGATATAATGAAAACAGTTGGTGGAAGTCATTCTGACTGGATGTGGTACACCATTGGATATAACAAGTTATATAAGGATACAGGTTTTAAAAGATATGAACTTACACCACCAAATGGACCTATAGGGGGGCATTGTGTTGTTCCCAATGCAAAATTATTAAACGAACAAGGATTTGATAATCCATTTATAGATATGGTTATCAGCCAATATGATAATAAGGGAGAGATCAAAAATGATATGTTTAATACCATTTAGAAAAGGCAGCAAGAGAATACCGGATAAAAATATGAAGCTATTAAATGATATGGAGTTATATAAATATACCTTATATGTTGCTTTAGAATCCAAAGCCTTTAGTAAAATAATACTTGCTACAGATTACCCACAAGAGTTATTTTCTACACATATTATGAAACATCCTGAGATTGAGTTTTATGCCCGAAGTGAAGTTGATGATATCCAGGATGCAAATTTTTATATAAATGAAATTATAGAAAATCTTAAGTTGCCCTTATCAGAAAGCATATGTCTACTACAAGTTACTTGTCCTTTAAGAACTGTTGTAGATATAAGGACAGCTAAAGATGTATATGAGTTTGGAAAATTAACAGAATGCCTAGATGGATTATTAAGTATTACTGAGGCAAAGCCGGCTTTTAAACTATATACAACTTTTAGCGGTAGATTATCGCCTGAGTATCCGGGTACTAAATCTAGAGATATGATTTACTATAGAAATAGCAGTATCTATATATTTAGTATACAAGCATTTTTAGAGAAAGGTTTAGATTGTATATATAATAGTTTACAGGTTGGATACTATGAAATGCCACCTGAAAGAAGTGTAGATATAGATACACAGGAAGATTTCGACCATGCGGCTATACTTTTAAGAGGCGGAGTGTTTGATGGTTCTCATAGTTAGGAAAGAGGGATGAAGATGGAAATAAGGTGTGAGTGTAATAAGCTATTAGGTGAAGATTTACAAGGTAATATTGGAATTATGCCGACAACGGATTTTGTAAAAACTTATGGACAAGGTTCATCTGATCTACCTGTATTTTCTATAGAAATAAAATGTGGCAAGTGCAAAAAATTTAATGTTTTGTATTGTTAAAAAATTAACACATTACATCCAATATCTGGATTTTAAGTTGGTACCACCGTGGGTGGTACCACTGGTACCACCAAAATGATATTTTTATAAAAAGTACCACCAATGGTGGTACCAGTGGTGGTACTTTTTGCACATGGTAAAATCTGTAAACAGGAGGGGAAAATTTATGGATGAAATAACAAGACAGGAATGGAGAACCAAAAAAGATATTCAAAGAAATACGTTAATGACTCAGGAAGAATTGCGAAGAGTTGATGATTATATTTGTGAGCTAAATGAAAATGTTGGAACAATGTATAACTTTCATAGTTCATGGGCCGAGATAGAAGAAGCATATTGTAATGACACAGCTAAAAAAGAAAACCTTCCAAATACTAGAATGAATATAATGATTGCAGCAATTGAAGGTATGATAACCCAACTAGTAGATACAAATATATCTGTTGCTACTAAAGGTCAAGGACCAGAGGATGCACAATTTGCAGATGATGCAAGAATTGGTTTGAACTGGGCTATTGAGCATAATCAAATGGTGCACAAACTTAGCCTACACAGTAGAAGACGACTTAAGTTTGGGACCGGCATATTTAAGGTTATCTTTGACCATAATGAGTTTGGAGGCTATGGCCTTGCTAAAATACAAGTACCACCGCTTAATAAGGTATTTATAGATAGCAATATAACTGATTCTTTCAGGCTTCAAGAAGCTCGATATATTGCTGAAACCATAAACTGTGATTACAACTATGCAAAAGAAGTATATGGTAAAGATAAGGCCTCAATAATAGACTATGGACCAAATCAGTATAGGGATAATGGAATTTTTACCGAGGAACCAGACGACGAGTATTCATGGGTTCTTATACAATATTGGACTAGAAGAAATGGAGTCTTAAGATTACAAGAATTCACTGGATGCGGACTATTGCTTTTTGATTCATTCAAGGGCAAAGATAGAAAAGAAAATCAAAAAGATAATGAGGTTACAGAACATTCATATTACAAATATGTATATGATAAATACCCATACTTTATAACAACTAAATACACTATTGAGGGTAAACTTCATGGCTTTGGTGATGGTAAATTACTTCTACCATTGCTAAATATGATGAATGAATTGTATGACAAAATCAGGATACAGATGAGGCCTAATCTTTTATTAGTAGATATACATTCAGATATAAACCTTGCTGCATGCGATGATAATTCATTTGAGCCCTTGACTTTCGACGGAGCAAAAACACAAGGGAGACAGCCTGTATATAATGTGCCATGGGGGAATATATCCTCAGAAATGTATTCACTTATTGCAGAAATACTACAGCAGTCTCAAAAAATTGTTAGATTCTCAGACCTTATGTTAGGTATGCAATCTAGCAATGCAGATACAGCAACACAAGCAGCTATTCAGCAGCAACAAGGTAATAGTCATATAGCGCATGAAAAAGCTATTCTGGAAGAGACTTTATCAGAAGTATGTAAATACATGCTTGGACTTATGATTGAGTTTACTCAAGGCGGAAAATCTATGAGGGTTGGCATGGATGAAGATGCAGGTTCAGCAAATGAATTCTCCTGGGTAGATTTTAATAAGATGGCTGATGTTCCGGTACAAATTCCGGCTTCAAAAGCGTATAGGGACCAATGGAAAGAAAAGCACAAAAAGAAAAAATTACCTAAGTATGAAATTTTAGAAGAGAATGGATCACCTGTGACTAAGTCTGTTGAAATGGATATATCAATTTCTATCGGATCGGGTCTGCCTAAAAATCCAGCTTTCTTATGGTCAATGGTTGAAAAGCTTTCCCAATTGATGGTTATAGATACTGAGGCTGAAAACGGTCAGATGATGCCTAAGCCAGCTATAAACTGGAAAGAACTTAGAGAGTTTATGAAAAATTATCTAGGTATCCCAATCAAGACAGATGACCAAATGACTAAATTCATAGAAGAATTTAAAAAAGCTCAGGCAGCTAATACAGCAGCAACACAACAAGCTCAACCAATGCCAAATACACAGGGTCAAGCTGCGGAGCAATTATCGCAACAGCCTAATCCAGATGCGGCCGGGTTAACTGCGGCTGGTGGAGTACAGGCACCACAGCAGCCAGGACCAATGGGAGCAGGTCAGGGGGCGTACTAATGGCAACAGATGCGCAACATAATAAACTTATTCAAGTAATTTTCGACGGAAACAAGCATTTAAACCATGTCTTGACCACAGAAGAAATTAATAGAATGACTATGATAGAAGGTCGGTTCCCTCTAACAAAGCTTCCAGTCTGTGGACACTGTGAACGTTTAGGCTTGTGGCACAAGGATATTATAACTAAAAAACCTGTTGGGATATGCAAAAAATGCGGCTCTATAACCAAAAGCCCTGTTACTTATTCAACTTATTTATCTCAGAACATGGATGTTGATGCCACAGGAGACAGTTTTAGAAAAATGTCAATAGTAGATAAAAAATATGAGGCCTATAAGAGAATGGTGTATTTGCCAGATTTCTCAAGATTGGAGGAAACAAGATGAATTCAGATGTAAAAGAGACTCAAGAAAGATTGGTTGAGTATCAAAAGATTTCTACAGATAAAAAAATAATTTTAATATTCACAGATATAATAAAAAAATATAGATTTGATTCCACAGTTATTGAATTCATGCAAACACCGGCGCATTTTGGATTCACCGAAGTATGCTTTGGTGGTAATATAGCTCGATGCGCACAGGTTAAAGACTCACCTTATGTCCTTTTGCTCAATGAACAAAATCAAACTATAGGTGTACATATACCAACTAAGGCATTGTCAAAGTTAAAAAACAAAGAGCTTGAAGACCTACTCACAAGATTCAGGATAGAATTTACTGCGGATGCTAACAAAACAGAGTTAATAAAGTTACTAATAAATTAAAAAAACTATTTGCGTGTTGGGCAAAGGCGTTATATAATTGAATCAAGAAGTAACCTTGGACGTTAGGCAAACGTTTTTACCCATCATAGGGGGGTTAAACTTATGGACGGATTAGAAGAAGACAAAGTTGTAAATCCAGATACAAATCAAGATCAAATCGATCAAACAGATTCCATTGAGAACTTGAACGAAAATGAAGAACTTGAAACAACTACAGAAATTGACGAATCTTCTGTAGAACAAGAGTCTAACAAGGTACCTATTAGTACTTTTTTAGAATATAAGAATGAAAATAAAAAGTTAAAGTCTCGTTTAGCTGAGCTAGAAGATGCCGGCAGAGAGCGAGAACTGCAACAAAGATATACAGACACAAAACAAAGCTTTATAGCTAAAGGCTATGATGACGAAATGGCTGAGACTTTAGCCAAAGAGTTTGCGGATGTATATGCTGAAATAGGTAAAGTAGCTAAAACAAGGACCGAATCAATTTTAGATTCAGAACTAAAAGAGATATCAAGAGAAACTGAGTTTAGTGATATACAAACCTATGCAAAAGAGATTAAATCTCGTTTGGATCAAAGTAAAAAAGCAGGGCTTCCTATGGATGCTAAAACTGCCTATATTTCGATTGTAGGGGCGGAGACATTTTTTAGAGAAGCAAGGATTAAAAACCAGGCTATTAATAGGAATACACCTAAAGATGCTCAACCTACAACTCCTACAGCCAATTCAAATAAGGCTAAAAAGATAGTCCTAGATGATGACGATGCCAAGGCATTACAGGGTTTGCAGAAGATGCAGCCTAGCATAGGGTGGACAGCTGAAAAATACCTGGAAAGTAGAAAACAATAAAGAAGGTGTTTTTATGCTTAATGTATGTCAGCCAAGAAATTCACATACTGGTGGACCAATGATCCCAATCAGGGTAATGGCATCAACTAGTATGGCTTCAACGGATATAGGTCGATTTCTTATTGCTTCTACAAGTGGTGAGGGATTCGGATTTTTGACAGGCACAACTTTAACACCTAGAGTAACAGGCTATTTGGCACTTGTGCCTAACAGCCCTACAACTGGGTGGTCAACAAACCTGGTATACATGAGAAAGTTAATGCCGGGTGTAGAATATGCAGTTAAATTCACAACAACTAATACTACAACTCTTCCTGCAACAACTGACTTAGGTGGTTTTATAGGTATAAGTTCTGGAACAAGTGCCGTATTAGGTGCTGTTTTAGATATGGCAGGTGTAGGTTCAACTGTTCGATCTGATAGTACAGTAGTACATCCACTATTTCAGATTACAGGTTATGACAATACAGCAAGAAGAATTTTTGGTGTTCCACTATTTGGTTATGGTTCTTCCATACCTAGTGTTATGCACGTATAGGAAAGGGGTAATACAAATGGCTTATATGATTACTAGTGATATTAGCAGGATGCTAGAAGTTGGTCAAAGAGACATATTCATGAGAAACTTTGAAAGTTATCCCTTGGAATATCCAGACTACACAACCAACAAGTCGAGCACAAAAAGAACAGAAACCTATGATAGTATGGGTAACTTACAGGCAGCCGCAGAAAAAGTTGAGGGTGCTGATATCCAGTATGGCAAGGTTACACAGGCTTATCAGACAAGTATTACAAACAAAACCTGGGCTAATGGTTTTGAACATACCTTAGAGGCGATTAAATACGACCTTTATGGCTGTGTAAATAGCGTTAAAGCCAAGGAATTAGCAAGAACAATGAGAGAATTAGAGGAAGCAAACTGTATACGTTGGATAGATAATGCTCTAACTGTAACATTAGCTGATGGTGCAGCCTTTGCATCAGCATCAAAGCCTCTAGTTGACAGCCCAAGTTTAAATAGTACACTGGCAACAGCATCTTCAATAGCTGTACCAGCTAATCATAAAACAGTACTTAATATGTTTTACGCCTTCCTGAATCATTCAGGTGGACATATGAAGTCAAAACCTACTAATGCATTAACACACTTTGTTAATCAGTTCACTGTTGAAGAGCTATATGGTAGTTCATTAACAGCAAAAGAAATGTCTAATACAAAGAATGTATTACCAGGACTTAGATGGGCATATAGTACTTATATGAGCAGCCAGACAGCCTGGATGGTGTGGGATAATTCATTTGAACATATCATATTCCAAAGCTTTATGGGCACAACTTTTGGTAATGATGTTGATAATATTAATACTAAAAATGTGTATCAGAATGCAATAGCAATGTATCAAACTGGATGTTTGCCTAACATAGGCATCGTCTACAATGCGGGAGCATAAGAAAGGAGCGATACATTATGTCTTGTAAAAATGTAATTGGTAGTTCCTTTAGTACTACTTTTTTAGGTAGTACAGACTGTAAACTTGGTGGTGCTTCTGGTATTGTAATCAAACATCAGGTAGACACTATAACCGCCATAGTTGGCAGTGTATCGCCTAGCACGATGTCTAATAATGGTGTAACTGTAATTAGTACATCTGCTGGCGATTCAACAACTGTGTATATCACATTAGCATCTCCTATTAAGGGATGCGAAAAGACTATAATTGTTTTAAGTACAGCAACCAACATAAATCCGCCATGCATCAACCTAAATGGTGCATTAGTTGGTAACAGTGCTTATGATTTTATAGCATTTAGTTCATTAGCAGTCTCAGAGCAGGCTATAACCTTAATAGGGTTATCTACTTCACAATGGGCCGTAAAAAGCGTTAATTCCACTCTTGGTGGTTTCGGCGTGGCTACAGGTATTGTTGGATTAGCGGCGGCCTCATCTTCTGGTTAACATATATTAAAATAGCCTTGCCTTTATAGGCAGGGCTATTTTTGAATAGGAGGCAGTATCATGTATACAAAGTCAACATTTAAGCGTATTAGACATATGCTATGTGAAACACTAGCATCTATAGATTCAACAACAGTTAATAGAGCCAGTCTAAACTCAACTACTCTGTGCGGCCTATCAACTACAACTATACTGGGAGCTAACTTTGATGTAACCATTAAGGCTACTACAGGAGCAGTATATATTATTCCAGATTCTTTAGCTGTGCCTACATCGACAAACTCATGGAAAGTATCAGAAGGCAACACTATAGATATAAGAGTTCCAACATATATAGGTATAAGAGGGGATTCTACAACAGCCAAATTCCAAGCAATAGTATGGGGATTAGACTAAATACTAAAGGGGGTATAGACAATGGCATCAAAAACAATCACACAGATACTAGACTATATAAATAGCAAAGTGCCAAATGGGGTTAGTACATCAGATAAGATTGTATACCTTTCAGACATTGTAAATGGCTTTGACTTTGAAAGTTATAATACAGAGCACACTACATGGAGTACAGGAACAAGTTCAAACTGTGCTACCTATACACTGCCTACAAATGTACTAATAGGAGATATTCGATATTTTGGAATATCTGGAACTACATATAATTCAACGGATGT